ACGATGGTGAGAAGCTCAAACTCCTCGTCCATGATGAATCGGGGAAGTGGGAACGTCCGAACAACATCCTCAACAACTGGAGGGTTACGAAAACCACATTAAGATTAGGTAGCAAAATTATTGGAAAATGTATGATGGGTTCAACAAGTAATTCATCAGACAAGGGAGGTGATAATTTTAAAAAACTATATAATGATTCAGACGTTACAAAAAGAAACCGCAATGGACAGACTCGCTCAGGATTATATTCTTTGTTCATTCCTATGGAATGGAATTTCGAAGGATTCATTGATTCTTATGGAATACCTGTCTTCGATACGCCAAAAAAAGAAGTTAAAGATGTCTACGGATCAATTATTGATGTTGGAGTTATTAGCCATTGGGAAAATGAAGTTGAAGGTTTAAAGGGTGATCAAGACGCATTAAACGAATTTTATAGACAATTTCCGCGTACAGAGGAGCATGCATTTAGGGATGAAACCAAAAACAGTATATTTAACTTAACAAAAATATACGAACAAATAGATTATAATGAAGGCATTACAACATCGGCTAATGTTACAACGGGATCGTTTTCGTGGCAAAACGGGATTAAAGACACAAAAGTCCAGTTTACACCAAATCCTAACGGAAGGTTTAAAGTCAGCTGGGTTCCGGATGTAGAATTACAAAATAGAATAATAATAAAAAATAACAAAAAATATCCCGGTAATGAGCACGTTGGTGCATTTGGTTGTGATAGTTATGATATATCAGGAACAACAGATGGTAAAGGTTCTAAGGGCTCGCTACATGGTTTAACTAAGTTTACCATGGAAAAAGCGCCCGCTAGTCAATTCTTTTTAGAATATATAGCTAGACCTGATACTGCTGAAATGTTTTTTGAAGATGTATTAATGGCATTAGTATTTTATGGAATGCCAATTCTTGCAGAAAACAATAAACCAAGATTATTATATTATTTAAAAAGAAGAGGATATAGAGGCTATTCAATGAATAGACCTGATAGAATATGGAATAAATTATCAGTTGCTGAAAAAGAAGTAGGTGGTATACCAAATTCAAGTGAAG